GGCGGCATTACTTCACCCTGCGGAACGCCAACCCGACCCTTTCTGACCTTCACCCGGGCGGACTGGAGGCGTCGATTTATGGGGGGCTGCAGGTCGTCACGGAGGAGATCCTCGGCAAACCGTGGAGACGCGAGGGGGACACCGAGCAGCGGATCGAGAAGTGCCTGATCGACGCGAACTGGGGCGACTCGACCGACACCGTTTACCAGTTCTGTCGCCAGTCCCGGCACGCGGCCCTCTTGCTGCCTTCCCACGGCAAGGGGATCGGCCCCAACCAGAAGCCGATGAGCGAATGGAAGCCGAACGAGGGCGAGAAGATCGGCTTCAACTGGAGGCTGTCAGCCCCCCGGGCCAGCAAGAGGGCCATCCGGCACGTCCTGATTGACACCAACTTCTGGAAGTCCTTCATCCACACCCGGTTCACCGTCCCGATGGGCGGCCGCGGGTGCCTGTCACTGTTCGGCACCCGGCCTGCCGACCATCGGCTGTTCTCCGAGCATTTGATCGTGGAAACCCGGGTGCGTTCGGGCGGCCCTGGCCGGAAGGTGGACGAGTGGAAGATCCCCAGCAACAAGCCGGACAACCACTGGTTCGACTGCATGGTTGGGGCTGCCGTCGCTGCGTCGATCCTCGGATGCAAGCTCGATGCCGGGGCCCTGGCCGGTGCTCCACCGCCTCCGGAGCGACCGAAGCGTCAAACCCTGGGCCAGCGGATGGCCAGTGCCCAATCGGCACCTGAAAGGCCGAAACGGCAAGCCCCTGGTCAGCGACAAACCCTGGGCCAGCGGATGGCCGCGAGTCAGGGGGTGAGGCGCCCATGAGCAAACGCCGTGGCTACGTGTGCTGTGGAACCCAGATGATCGCTGAGACAACACGGAAGCCGTCCGCAAACCTGATCGTCCGCTACCGAAAATGCCCGGTTTGCGGAATCAGAATCAGGACGGAAGAACGCGTTTCGAAGGCTCAGAAAAAAATCATTCCCAATACTGGGACAGATTCAAAACCAACCGCCGATTAGCACATCCCAACACCACTCCGCAGCGTCATACTGACAGTGGAGGGTGAATCCTATGCCGGAACCAACGCCAGAAGAGCAGGCCGAAGCGATCGCTCAGTCCGCCGAGGACGGAATCAAATCCGTCGAGGTGGACGGCCAGAAGGTCGAGGAGCACTCCCTTCGTGACCGCATCGAGGCCGCCAAGTTCGCAGCCGCGCAGAAACGTCGTGGTTCTGGAATCAAGATGATCCGCATCATCCCGCCGGGGTCTGTTTGATGTCCGACCTGGACTACCTGCTTGGGGCGAGAAAGAAGGGTCGCGGGGCGAAGGCCCCATCGGCCCGCTTTGACGCCGCGCAGACCACCGACGAGAACCGGGCCCACTGGTCGAGCGCGGACGGCCTCAGTGCGATCGCGGCCAACACGCCGGAAGTGCGTCGGATTCTGCGGAACCGGTCAAGGTACGAGGACGGGAACAACTCCCAGGTCAACGGCCTTGTTCGCGATCACGACGAGGACACGGTAGGCACCTGCCCGCGCTTGCAACTGATCATTCCTGGCCCCGACGTTGATTTCGACGTGCCGTTGCCGGCCGACATCTCCCGCGAGGTCGAAACCCGCTGGAAGAAGTGGGCCGAGGCGGCAGGGCTGCCGGACATCCTGCACACGACGGTGGCGACGGAAGACCGCGACGGGGAAGTCTTCACGTTCTTCCACGTCAACCCGAAACTGCCTGACCCGGTTCACCTGGCTCTGAGGCTCTACGAGGGCGACCAGATTGCCACCCCGTCGATTGCCCCGACGCAGCTGGTGGACGGGATCGAGTTCGACGAGTACGGGAACCCGGAGTGGTATCACGTCCTCAAGCAGCACCCGGGCGACCTCGGGCTGATCTGGCAACCGGCTGGGGAATTTGACCGGGTCCCGGCCCGGCAAATGATCCACCTGTTCGAGGCAAGAAGGCCCGGGCAGGCTCGCGGCATCCCGATCTTCACCCCGTCGCTGCCGATCTACTCGGTCTTGCGACGGTGGACGAACGCCTGCCTCCTGTCGGCCGAGGCCCAGGCCCGAATCACCGCGGTGATCGAGCAGGAGCACGACCTCGGCGAGGACGAGGACGACGGGGCCGGCGAGCAGATCCAGTATGCCGGTGTCCACATGCTGACGCTGGCCTCGGGACAGAAGGCCAAGGGGCTGCAGCACAGCAGCCCGCCGCAGAACTACAAGGAGTTCAAAGCCGAGGGGCTGACCGACGGCGGGCGTCCGCTCTCGGCTCCCCGGAACGTCTCGACGGGCTCCAGTGCCGAGTACAACTACTCGTCCGGCCGCCTGGACCAGCAACGGTGGCACCGGTCAATCCGCGTGCGGCGAGAGCGTCTGGAGCGGCTGGTTCTGAACCGGATCCTGCGGGAGTGGGCGGCGTTCGCTTTCACGATTCCCGGCTACCTGCCTCCCGGGACACCCCCTGTCGAAAAGTGGTCCTGGTGCTGGCGGTGGGACGGCTTCACGTCGATCGACCCGGTCAAGGACGCCAAGGCGGCGACTGAGCGACTGACCAACGGCACTTCCTCGCTGGATCGCGAGTGCGGCGAGCTGGGCGAGGACTGGGAAGACGTGCAGGACCAGCGGCTTGCCGAGGAACTCCGAGAGCACCGGCGGCGCAAGGAACTCGGACTGCCTGAAAAGGCGGAACGCCAGCAGGGCCAGCGGCAGCCGGCACCCGTGGAGGACGACGAAGATGCTTGACCGCCTCCCGATTCAACTGGTTCCCAGGCTCGACGACTGGCTGGGCGTGTGGGCGATGGATCAGATCCACGCCGACGCCCTCCTGGCGGTGTTGCGGGGCATGAACTGGCCCCAGCACTTTGCCGGCGTCAAGCCGGTTGCGGTGGTACCGACGAGCAACGACTTTTCGACGGTGGAGGTGCGAGGGAAACAACTGGCGGTGATCCCGCTGGTAGGAACCTTGATGAAGTCGCGGTCCTCGACGGGCGGCACCTCGACGGTCGAGACGCGGCGCAAGATCCGCGCGGCAGCCGGCAACAGTGAGGTCGCGGGCATCCTGCTCCAGATCGATTCACCCGGGGGGACCGTGGCCGGGACGGATGCCCTGGCCGGCGAGATCCGGGAGGCCCGCAAGGCAAAGCCGGTGGTCGCCCAGATCGAGGACCTCGGGGCCAGCGCGGCTTACTGGATCGCGAGCCAGGCCGCAAAGGTCTACGCCTCGACGGCGACGGCCCTGGTGGGATCAATCGGAACTCTTCTGACCGTGACGAAGGGTGCCCCTGGAGAGGTGGCGGTGTTTCGGTCGGGGCCGCACAAGGGGGCCGGCCTCGACGGCGAACTCACCGAGGAGCAATCCGCCCACTTCCAGAGCCTCGTTGACGGGCTGCAAAAATCGTTCAGCACCGCCGTTGTCCAGGGTCGCGACCTGACTCCCGAGCAACTTGCCGAGGTGGCAACCGGAGCGATCTGGACTGCGGATCGCGCGAAATCACTGCGTCTCCTGGACGGGGTTCAGCCTATCGAGCGGACCCTATCAATGCTGGCTTCGATGAAGAACTGAAAGGGATGCCATGAACTTTGATGACTACGTCCGCTCGCTTGGGCTCGATCCGCTGGTCATGAGCGTCGAGCAGAACGAGGCCCTTGAGGCTGCCTGGAAGGCTCACCAGGCCAAGGCTGCACCTGCCCCGAAGAAGGGCGAGTCGCTCGACGACCTGGTGGCCAAGGCCAGGGCCGAAGAGGAGCGCAAGGCCGGAATCACGGCCCTGATCGGGACGTACCTGGCCAAGGCCCCCGACCGGATCAAGGAACTTGAAGCCACGGGCCGCCTGGCCCTGGATTCTGGTTGGAGTGTCAAGGATACGGAATATCACCTATTGAAGGCGTGCTACGTCTCGGGGCCGATGGCGTTCACGCCGAGTCAGCCCCAGATCAACCAGAAGGTTCTTGAGGCTTCCGTTTGCCGCGCTGCCGGCCTGAGTCGCGAGACGGTCGAGCGGTCCTACAGCGATCAGGTGCTGACCGCTGCCGATCGCCACTTCCGGGGCGGCTGCGGGCTCCAGCGGCTGCTAACGGTCTGCGCTGCCGCGAACGGGTTCCGGGACGCCCACGTCAGCGACCTGCGAAATCTGCTCAAGGCTGCGTTTGCCAACGACGACTCCCCGATGGCCTCGACCGGGTTCGGCCCCTCAACCTACTCGGTCGGCGGCATCCTGTCGAACGTCGCGAACAAGTTCATCATCGACGCCTTCATGGCCGAGGAGCGGACCTGGCGGCTCATCACCGCGACCCGGCCCGTGAACGACTTCAAGCAGATCACCAGCTACGCCCTGACCGGCGACCTGACGTACAAGAAGATTGGGCCGGGCGGCGAGGTAAAGCACGGCAGCTTCGGCGAGGAAGAGTACACCAACCAGGCCGACCACTACGGGTTGATGCTGGGCATCGACTACAAGCAGATGCGGAACGACGACCTGGCGGCGTTCTCGAAGCTCTCGACCCGCCTCGGCCGTGGCGGGGCGCTGACGATCAACGACGTGTTCTGGACGGAGTTCCTGGCCGGGCAGGGCACGTTCTGGTCCGCCGCGAACGGCAACTACTACGCCCACGCGGACTACGCGTTCACGCTCGAAAAGCTGGGCAACGCCAGTGCGGCCTGGGATCTGCGTACCGAGCCGGCCGTTCCGCCGGCAACGCAGGGCCGTCCGATGACCGACGAGGCCATGTTCCTGTTGGTGCCTTCGGCTCTGGACCTTCTGGCCAAGAAGTACATGCGTTCCACGAAGGTCGGCGAGGACGGCGGCGACGGCGAAGACAACCCGCTGGCGGGCAAGTGGACCCCGGTGAAGAGTGTGTACCTCAACAACACCAACTTCCCAGGGTACTCGCCGTCCAACTACTTCCTGATCGGCAACCCGGCGGTAACTCCGGTGATCGAAACCGTGTTCCTGGACGGCCAGGAAATGCCGGTCATCGAGACGGCGGAACCCGACCTGTCCAGAATGGGGATTATGATCCGCGGCACGCACGCTTTCGGCGTGCGGAAGCAGGAGCCCCGTGGCGGCATGAAGTTCAAGCAGACCGCAGACTGAGCCTCTGTTGACTGATTGAGGCTGAACCGGAACCAGAACCAACAGAATCAAACGGAGAGATCAACATGCAGGCTCTGTTCTATCAGGCGGGAGACGCGATCGACTACACGCCTGACACTGCGAAATCAGCGGGCGATGTGGTTCAGGTCGCTGGGATCCTTGGCGTGGTCTCGACGGACCTTGCGGCGGGGGAAAAAGGCTCCCTCCACGTCAATAGCGTCATGGACGTGGTCAAGGTCACCGGGGCAATCGCCCAGGGTGCCGTGGTCAACTGGAATGCCACGGGCGACCCGGTTGGGGGCACGGCCGGTTCGGGCGCGGCAACCGCAGGGGCCGGCGTGCCGATGGGCTTTGCGGTCGAGGCCGCGGGATCCAGCGACACCCGGGTCAAGGTGTTGCTGGCGCGGCCGCTGAACCAGCTCTCCACCGTCATCGCGGACCCGGGAAACGCCGGAGCGATCCCCGTTACCAGCACCGGTCGCGTGGCGATCGTGACGGCCGGCTCGGAGACGCGCACGCTGGCAGCCCCGACGTTCGCGGGCCAGGAACTCCTGCTGTACGTCAAGACGGACGGCGGCACCTGTGTCATCACGGCCAGTGCGGCGGTCAACCAGACCGGCAACAACACGATCACCATGGCTGACGTCAACGACTCGATCCGCCTCGTGGGTATCGAGAACGGCGGCAGCCTGGTGTGGCGTGTGGCACACAACGACGGGGCGGTTCTGTCCACCGTCTAACCCGAAATACCCGATGGGGAGGGCGGCGAGGTTTGCTGCTTGCAGCTTTGCCTGGGGAGCACAAGAAATACCGGCTCCCCGAACAGCCGCATCCGAGGCGAAGGCTGGTGCCTGGGTGAGCCTCATAAGCTCGTCAAGCGTGGTTCGATTCCGCGGCCTCGGACTGGAGGTGGTCCATGAGCGATGAAGTGATGACCGCCTTTCGAGCGGTCGCGGTCGTGATGGCCCTGGTGCTCCTGGTGCTGGTGATCGCCCAGGTTCCCGACGACGAGGAGTGACCGTGGCAAACATGCTCCGCAAGGGTGCCGAGTGGCTCAACCGGAAGCTCAAGCAGCACGCGGGCGAGACGCTCGTTTACAGTCGCGGGGCGCATTCGGTCGAAATCACGGCCCCTCCCGGCAAGACGTTGCTCAGTATGAACGACGACCTGGGCGGCGTTCGGGTGGAGTGGACGGACGCGGATTTCTTGATTGAGGCGATTGATCTGGTCCTGAACGGCTCCCAGGTCGAACCCGAACGCGGCGACCTGATCCGCTGGACCACGGGCGGAAGGACGGTGGTTTACGAGGTCACGGCCCCGCAAAACGAACCGCCGTGGAGGTGGTCTGACGGCTACCGTCTGACCTACCGCGTTCACGCAAAAGAGATCGGGGTTGAGTGATGCCGACAGCCGAGATCGTCACGATTGCCGATGCGGTTGTCAGCGCG